GGGCATGCTATAATTGAATTATATGAATACAAATCAAAAAGTAGTCATTGATGAGGACTTGTGGTACATACCTAATTTTTTGACGGAATCAGAATCTACTACTTTAAAACAATATTGTGATGAACCCATTGGATGGTATATAACCTCTAGATCTCCATCAATAAGAAATAAGTTTATTGGGGTAATGCATGGTATTCATCCAAAAGGAACTATCTGCCCAACCAGAGGAATTGATCTAAGTTTGAGTGCAGTATTTCCAACAGACGAAGATGAAAGATATGCAGATCCTCTGTTTTGGGGCGTTGACGGACTGTTAGATAGATTAGCATCGGTACTTCCTAAATATCTAATTCGCTTCACAACGCTTCAATCATTTTGGCCATTTCAAGAGGGTATTGACAATCATGGAGCATTTGACTGGCACCATGAAAAGGGAAACCCAGGACAAAAAGATGATGGCATGACTGGTGCTTGGTCGCTATATCTAAACAATGATTTTGAGGGTGGGGAGTTGCTGTTTAAGTACAAGCCAGATATTATTATCAAACCAGAACCAGGCATGCTTGTAAACATTCCAATAACAAAAGATTTTACACACAAAGTAAATCCTGTAACTTCTGGAATAAGGCACACACTTTATGGTGTTTGTTTTGAGGATATTAATTCTGAAAGAACCATCTCTACTGGCGATGACTGTTAACTGTGGATAAAACCAGGGCATAAAAAGATTACGATCAATCCTTTATAGCCTTATTGACCATACGGATCAAACCTCGTCTAGTTATCTTACTAGCATCAAATGTCTCTGTATAACCACCTTGGGGCATATCATCCTTATCCAGGAAATGTCCATACTTATCTCTTAGGGTTTGTAGTACTATGGTTTCTACTGCTCTTGCTTGATCCCGCCGAGAAAAGGTCCAATACTTGATTAATATCCAACCCTTGGTCCTATGGCTTGCAAACCTTTTACCTGACACATCTGATATACCCACCTTTACAGCCTTGTGTATAGGGCTATAGAGGATATATAGTATGGTCATGACCTTATTATACCCCGCCGAAATGGTGTATAATTGATATATGAATAAAGACAAAGTAAATACAAGCATTAGAGGTTTGACAATACTATTGGGCATTTTTATTGCTGCTGCAATTATTGGTGTCATATTTGCTTGACATATAGCCACAAACCTGTCATACTAGTAGTATGCAAACATTTTTGCCTCAGATAGACTTTAGCGTTTCTGCTCGTATACTTGATAGCAAACGCCTCAACAAACAGATTTTAGAATGTTATCAAATTCTCAATGTCCTATCTGGCAAGTCACCTACTGGTGGTTGGCGTAATCATCCAGCAGTATTGATGTGGAAAAACTTTGAGCGTGGACTATGGGATTATGTTCAGGCTATGATTTTAGAAGCCAAGTCTCGTGGTATCAAGACTGAGAACAATGAGGCAAACCTTAACAGACTTAAAGATCAATGTTGGGATGACTGGGGCAATCAGCCACCATCATTTTGGAGTGACGAGAACAGGCTTATCAAGGTTGTAACTACTCATCGTGCAAACCTGTTTAGAAAAGATCCTTTGTATTACGCACAATTTCAATATGCTGTTACCAGTATTAATAATGCTCCTTGCTGTCCCGACAAAAAATCGCCTTGTCTATATTATTGGCCAACACATGAAAAAGTAACTGATAGTGCCCTTGTAGGGCAAAGTTAAGTTTACTATTCTATTTTTCGCCGAACTTGAAGGCGTGGTATAATCTAATTATGGAAAAAACCAAGTGTTATTTTTGCGATAAAGAAGCAATATTTTTTGATGTTGTTCTTAGTGGTAATAAATACATAGTGAGCGATGTTTGTTCTAACCACTTTTCCGTCGAATATGTATCCTAGAAAGTGGATGGTATAATAAAAAAATGAAGTATGACGCCTTAGACTATAAAGAAAAAGATATATCCAAACTAAAAGAAATCTGGGAACCAAGAAAAGAATATATTGAAAAAGACCTATGGGTAATAAGAAACTTTCTTTCAGATGAAGAACTAGAGTGGCTAAACAAAGAGGCTAACGACCCTGTTGGCTGGTACGACACCATGAGATCACCCTATGGTGGTAATACTAAAAACAAATTCTTAGGCTATATACCAGATTACGACCCCGTTAGTGGCGTTATGCTTGTTCCTAAAGACAACTCTAAATGGGGATACAGAGATCCCGTCGGATACTTTGAACCAAGATTAGAGGCTGTAATGCCTAAATATTTTGCTGGTGCAGGGGCTCTTCAATCATTCTTTGAAGTACCAGACGAGCAAATCATAAAGGAACTTGGGCATGATGTAGACTATGCAATGGGTTGGCATTACGAAAGAGATGATAGCGATGCCGATGAACAGCAAAAAACTATTGTAGAAAATTCAAAGACTCAAAACAAAAAGATATTAAGTCAAGGCAAGATAACTGCATCACTAAGTGTTTATATAAACGATAACTTTGATGGTGGAATTCTTGAGTTTAAAAATAAAGAATATTCAATTAAGCCAGAAGTAGGAATGCTTGTAAATGTTCCGCTATACAAAGAGTTTGAGCATAGAGTTACAAAGGTTACTAATGGAAATCGACATACCATATATGGAAGATGTTGGGATAGTATAGAAGGAATTTACAAGTCAACAGATGAAGATTGCTAAATGAATAAAAGAACACTTAGAGATGGGTCTCAAGTAAATTCATACGATAAGCCTATTGATTTAATTATTCATACAAAGGCTCCAGCAAAATGGAAATTAATCGATCTTGAAACAGGACAGGAATACTTAGGCTCGGAGATTGCACATGGCACATTTGCTGAAATATTACGAAATAAAGTTTTAAATGGTTTGATCGGCTCATGGCTTAAAACCAAGGGTAGGGATGTTTGACATTAGCAGTTAGATAAGGTATACTGGATATATGGAAGATTTAATATACGCATATGGCTCATGGGTATTGGCTGCTATAGGTGTAGCAGGAATATACTTTATTGGTCGTAAAGATAAATGGGGATGGTTTGTCCTGTTGTTTAATGAGGCACTATGGATAGGTTATTCTGTAGTTACTAAGCAATATGGATTTATTCTATCTGCCCTCGCATATGCAGCGGTATATATTAGATCCTATGTCCACTGGTCTAAAGAACCAGTTAACGAGTTAAAGATTTAGGGGGGTTACCATGATTAGCGTTTTCTTTCTTGTTCCTGCTTTTATTGCTGGGTATGTGGTTTGTTATCTAGTTATGACTTGGGGAGTTGATCAAAACTAACTGTGAGCAGGATTCTAGAGTGTCCGATATGCAAAAAAAAGTGGGAACTAAGATGGGGAATTATGGCAAATGAATCTCTATCTAGACATATGAAAGAGCATAAGTGAAGCCAAAGGCTCATATTTACGATGTAGATGGCACACTTGCAAATGTAGATCAATTCCTACACTATGTTCGTGGTGGTAATAAAGATTACGATGCGTTTCATTATTCCTCTATTGATGCCCTGCCAAATTTTGATGTCATTGAAATGTTAAATAATTCTTATAAGGATAAATATTCAATAATTATTGTTACATCAAGAAAAGAAAAGTATCGTGGCATCACTTCTTTATGGCTGCAAAAAAATAACATAATCAGTCATGCACTTTTCATGAGGGCAGATGAAGACAATAGACCTGACTATGAAGTAAAGAAAGATATATTAAATAGTATTAACAGACTTTGGGATGTGGAACATGCGGTTGATGACAATCCTTATGTGATAAAACTTTGGGAAGAAAACGGCATACCAACAACTAAAATAGGAACATGGGACGGAGATCGTAGTTGACTCGCCTGGTTTACTATGATATGATTAGTATATGAAAAAGAATAACAATAAAATATCCCAACACAAAGCAAAGCGTTATGCAAAAAATAAAAAAAGAATGAAAGATAAGCCGTATCTTTCTAAATTTGAAAGACAACAATTAGCAAAACGAGCAGAAATACTAGGAGCATCCTTAAATGTCTTTAGAAGCAATGCCTGATAGTATATAAAGGAGATAAATATGTTTTGTACATGCGGGTTTTCAACAATGTATCCTCAATGTGTTGGCACTCACAAAATTGTTAAGGCTGTCAAAGATAAGATAATTGAAGATATTGAAGCAATTGATATTTCTGATGGAAAATTAAATGGTCTTGGAATGAAAATACTTGTCATTGAGGCAGTTAAAAAGGCTCAAGGTGTTTAACTGGGTCGCTTTATGTCTCCATGGTCTAGAGGCCTAGGACTCCACCCTTTCACGGTGGCAACACGGGTTCGAATCCCGTTGGAGATACTCCAAAAATGCTATAATAGTGTTAAGGGTGTAGTTGGCCTATATTTGTCGGGAAACACATATAGTCTATGTTGCAACACTACACCCTCCCAAAAATAACACAGAAAGAGATCTAATGAGAAAAGTAAATTTTAAGGATGGGCAGGGGAACAATGACTGAAGACTGTTACACAGGAAATGTATGCTGGGAACCATATAATCATCTAACTAGATCTATATTAATCCTATCAATCATTATAGGTATAGTAGTAACATATAAGGTAGTCAAAAGAATACGAAATAAAGGCGGGAATCTTGGGAATAAGCGTTAATTGGTCAGATACCTATGATCTATTTAGTAAGATAATGTGGATATGGTTTCATGGTATGGGTGTCATATTTACAGGTATAATCATATATCTAATCTGGAATACTGTTAAGATCTATAAGGAATAGCAGGTATAATTAATATATGGCTAAAAAAGAATTTGATCCAGATTTAGGCGAGGCGGAATAGACTAATGATAAATATAGTTCCTATAGAGTTTACAAGCATACAAGAAATTAAAGAAAATTTTAATTTTTATAAAAATAAGTTTATTAATGATTCAGTTGTTGTGTTTAGAAATGCTAATTTAACGCATCAAGATCATGTCGAAATCAATAAAATTTTTGGATCAAATCTTGGGTGGTCAAATTTTTTTGAAAAAGAGTCTGGCGAAGTAGACAATTATGTAGAAGATCACGCCAGAGTTAAAGATATTTTAACTACAACTAGTGATGAAATTATAGTTTTTTGGCATATAGAACATGTCTATTATAACAATCCAATTATTGCTGCAACATGGAACATGCTAACCTTTAATACAGATAATGAAAATGGAAAAACTTACTTTGTTGACTCATCAAGATTATACGAAAAACTTAGTGATGAGTGGAAATCATTCCTAGATTCTTGCATTGTTGGCATGGGTAAGTTTGATGTTGATATTAAATTTGAAGACTACAAGCCAATAGGACGCCACTGGATAACTGATAAGCCAGTTATAAGGCTGAGGCTAGACAAGTTAGACGGTGCTACAAACACGCTTGTTTCTATAAATGGAGAAACACCAACAGAAAAAGAACAAAAAACTTTTACAGATATATGTAGTTGGTTTAATAATGAAGTAATTACAAATGAAGACTTAAGAATGGTTCATAGATGGCAAAAGGGAGATCTTGTTTTGGTTGATCTATTTAGGCTTGCACATGCAGTGACAGGTGGCTTTAATCCAATAGATAGAAAATTTGTTGGAATATGGGGATACAAAAAACCCGCCTTGTAAGCGGGTTGTCGTAGGTTCAAATCCTACAGGAGGCTCAAGTGATTAAAGATTCAATTTTTATACCTATAGCAGCATGTGAAGAAAGGTTTATAGAGCAGACTGTAAAAAGTGCCTTGTTTAACGCCGAAAATCCAAACAAAATTTATTTTGGTATATTTAATAACATACTAAAAAAAGAACACTCTTTACTAGATAATGATTTTTTATTAAATAATAATCAAATTTTTTATGTTGAACTAATAACTCCAGCACCAATGGGTACTGGTTTTGGAAGAATGAACGCCTCCTTGTTGCAATTTAAAGAATTTGACTACATGTTTCAGATAGATGCTCATACATTTTTTAGCAAAAAATGGGATACTCAACTAATAAATATTTTTAATAAAATTAAAGAACAAGAAAATATTAATGAAAATAAGTTAATTCTTTCTGCGTCAAGTGGATTTATCTGGACTTACTACGATGAAAATCCTGAAAAATTTTATATCATTGACAAAGATAACAAAACAGCACTTGAAATAGATCCCTTAAATTTAGAAAAAAATGCTAAAGAATTAGTAAACAGAGGCATGACAAAACTTAAATTTGTTTATGATGGAAAACAAGGTGAAAATTTTGTTGAAGATCAGTTAGGTTTTCCAATAGTTTATGGCGACTGCTATATAGATAAAAAAGAATACGAAGAATCAAACGGAGTCCATGGAACTTTTATGTTTTCTAAAGCAAAACTAAATAGAGAGGTTCTTCATGATCCAGAGGATCATTACCATGGAGATCAAACAAACTATTCTATTAGGCTCTTAAGCAGGGGCTATAAAATTTTTAGTCCTAAGTATCCGACCATTGCTGTTTTAAATCAAATCTATATAGATAAAGATTTTAAAGAACATGTATCTGTTTTATTAGGAGAAAGCCACAACTGGAAGACACATAAAGCAAATAAGGTTGGGTCAGACTACCTACACACAAAAATAACTAACTCTGAAATAAATTTTCAACAAATAATATCTGGAAAGTATTTTGGATACTGGGGAACAACAGACAAAGACTCTCTAAGTAAAGTAAAAAATAAAATTGGCTATCCAATGGGCAACTAAAAATGAATTTAGAAAATGAAATAAAGGATATACTATTTGAAATTGGTAAAGATATCAAGATTCATAAACTTATTGATGGCAATCTTATTGTTGAAATAGATTATGACAAATATACAGTTGCGATTATGGAACTTATGACAAAATATTTATCTAACGAGTAGGATTCCAAAATAAAGAATCATTATCGTATATTTCTTTATCTAATGGAAAGTTTTCAATTATCATATTTTTTTCGCTCTGACTTAAAGAATTAAATAGTTTTTCTGAAGCATCATTTTTAAAATGTGTTCTATTAATCTCTGATAAATCTGCAGTTATTTCAATTCCCAAATCATCTGATATTTTTTTAATCAACAAACCATAGTCCATTGACTTTAATTCATTGGTTCTAATAAAAAGATTAGTTCTCTTTATTCTATCATATATTAAACCCTTGTCATATTCTTTTTTTTCATCATAAAAAAATTGTGCTTCTTTAATAACAGACATTGCTGCTGGATCTGGACTTAAAGAAAAATTATGAGATTGAAAATCTTTGATGTAGTACCAAGTATTTAACTTTTCAAAAAGTTCTTCTTTTTCAACAACAAGATTTTCTCCCCTTATAACATGCCAATCTTCTTTGTCTATTAGTTCTGCTCTACCTGCTGCTGCATGACATACAGCACTAACAAAAAACTGACAAGGCTCTCTAAATACTGATATAACATATGTCTCATCATCTATAAAAAATGGCCAACCAGCATGTTGCCGCATGTCTTCTGGCATTCTAAGGTATTCAATACCATGCTTAGATAGAGTTTCCTCCATTGGCCTAAGTATGTACTTTGTTAAAAATCTACCGCCAGTTTTTGGTATGTGTAAAAAATAAACTTTGTTATATTTTAACATCAAGACTTCTTTGTTTTGTTGTATTCTCCATACTTGCCAAGGACTGCTTTTATTGTGCCATCTTTGCGAAGGCGAACAACATTGCCACCCTTGATCTGTATTGGGTTAAATTTACGATGAGGACTATACTGCCCAGAAGACATTACTTAGCCTTTAATGTTTTTAATTTATGTGCAACAATTGTGTCTGTAGGCTTTCCATCACGATACAATCTAATGACTGCTGCGGGATCTTCTTTAGTACCACTAACGGTTACATCTGCTCCTGGAACTTTATACTTACCATTAGTAATAATTCTTGTTATCTTGCCTTCTGCTCTACCGCCAGAAGAATTCCAAGACACCATAGATCCAACGCCAATACCTTTAAATATTTCAGTAAGTTGTGTTACTTTGTTATTTGTTTTTCCAAAGTCAGCAAATAGTGCTTTATCTTTTTCACGATTAACAATTCCTCTTGACCAAGAGAATCCTGCATCTCCACCCCATGCCAACCACATGATATAACCATTTGATGGATTTGCTGAGTTGCCCCAGTCTTTACCTTTTTTGTCTACCTCATGGCGTGAGAAATATGAATACATTCTCTTTACAGTACTAAGAGATAGAGTTTCTCCTCTTGCCAATTGTCCTGCACGAGTCCAGCCAACTGAAGTTCCTGCACCTTTTGCTTTACCATCTTCTTTAAACTTAATTGCTTTACGAGCAGCAGATCTTGCACCTGCTGGTGGTGAGTATCCTTCTGCCTTAGATACAGAGTCTGTATCATACTCAACTGTATCGTCATCTTCCCAAAGGTCGTCTGCTTTTTTAGCAGGTACGCAATTAGGAACCATGCGTCCACCACTTCCAGGTTTCATGCCACGCATTACATAGCCCTCCCAGCAAGGGGCCTTTTTCTCTAGTTCTTCTGGACAGCAATCTGAATTTGTCATACAACTATTATAGCATAGAAATAGAGCAGTTTATAGACTTGCTCAGGTCGCCCCAAGTTACGATCCTGGGTTTATCCGTACTCAGCAATAAGGTTGCCAATAGCAACTGCATGTATCATGACGGAATGTCTTATATTATACTACTTTATTTTGATTGTTTTAGGCTTCTTTGCTTCGGGAACGTTTCTTTCCACAAAGACGCTAAGAATACCGTCTGCCATTTCAGCACGATCAACCTCCATATACTCTCCAAGAGCAAAGGTGCGTGTGAATTTGCGAGTTGCGATACCCTTATGTAGGACATTGTTTGCGTCCTCTTCGGTTTTCTCACCCTTTACAATAAGACTTCCATTATCCACAGAAACCCCTACCTCATCTTTGCTGAATCCAGCAATAGCCAAAGATAGTTTGTAAGTATCCTCATCGATTTTTACCACATCATATGGTGGATAAGATTGACGAGTTGCCTCACGATGGATATTATAGAAGCGGTCCAACTCTCTGTTGAAACCAATAAAAAATGGATCCTTAAAAAGATCCAATGACCATGAACTTACCATTATTTCCTCCTTGTTAAGCGAGTTCAATTTGTACCCCCCATTGAGCAGGTACAGTATATTAAACATAATGGGGCACGGAATTATTCCCGATACCCCATTATGATTTTAATTTTTAAAGTACTTGCTGTGGACTTCCGCCACCGCCAGACTTCTTCTTCTTTGCTGGAGCCTTCTTTGCAGGCCTATTCACAATCTTTGCAGACTTAACTGCAGCGTCTACATCTTTTACAGATGGTAGGCGACCAAACGCTGTGTCGTTTGGATTTGCTGCTCTCAATACAACTGGTACAAGTGCACCAAGCAGTGAGTATGCAAGCGTCTGTGGATCAGTTACTCCAGAAGCATACAACGCTGTTGCTGCTCCAAGAATTGATCTTCCGTATGACGCTAGTGCTGCCTTGATTTGTTTTTCATTCATTTTATTCCTCCTAGGATATGAACTTCACAATGGCCACCCAAATTGGTTGAGCAAGCCACAATCCAATTATACCACCCTCATTTTCTAGACTCTGTATACTGTTTTATAAAAGGAACTATTACTTCTACTTCTTCTGATGGAACAGCATTGATAAGCATATGGTTTATTCCTCTGCTTTCAAGGGTCCTTACAAGATCATCAAATTGCTCGTGAGTAAAGTATGCAGCATCAAGAACGGGCTGTGGGAGTTCTCCCTTTTTCCATACTGGTCTAACCACATGATTAGTTAATAAATTAAGTTCTTCTTCTGTTTTTCTGATAATTGGAGTAATTGCTAACATTATTTCCATACCATCTAAGTCGAGTGGAACTGATACAGAAGGACCTTTTAAAAAATCAGACCAGCCTCCACGAGCATATATGTGATATGGTAAGATAATTTTGTGTCCATATTTTTTTGCTGTTTCAAAAACATAATGATTTGTTGTTGAAACAAAAACATCTAACTTGTTTATGTGGTTTGGATCACGCCAATATCCTGGAGATTCCTTGTCTTGATTCATTTCATTTAGCGTTTTAAGAAATTCTATCATATAGTTTGATCTGTCAACATTGCTTGATGTATCGTTTACGTTTCCAACAACACCACCAACACCATTTTCATGGTCTTTAATATATCCACAAATCAAATTAACCTGAAGCCTTCCACGATCTATCTTATCCATTGATCTATTTATCATAGAAAGATATTGTGGGGATATTGTATATGGACGAATCGCCACTAAGTATTTAATATTCTCGCCCTGCTTTATATCTATTGCTGCCTTTATAAACATGTCTCCTTCTGGAATATCGTGCGTAAACATTACTCCAGAAAAATTATGCTTGTTTAAAGTTGACGGAGATTTCAAATTTTCTGCATCCCCCATAACTCCACCAAAATAATAAAACTTCATCATACAGTTCTACTCAGGATCTTTTGGAAGCAATTTTTTCAATTCTTTAAACTCTGAAGATATTTTCTTTAAAGCAAAATCATGCGGGACAAGCATTCCCTCTACTGCTACACCATATTTGTCATAATATTCAATCTGGGGCTCAACCTCATCAATAAATTTTTGTAGTCCAGTTTGAACAGACTCGATATATTCATATGCCAAATCACGAGAGTCTGAAACAAATTTTAAAAAATCTTCATTTGCTCTTTCTTTATCTGTTTTCTTTGCCTTAAACTGTTCTTCTTGATGCAATAAAAGTTTTAAAGTGTTTGCTATGATTATCTTGCCATTTTTCTTTTCTTTTAAGTAAAGAAACAAAAAAAACGAGACAAACAAAGATAAGAAAAATATTAAAATTAACTCTATCATAACCCTTTTCCACCCTCTCTAACTAAAAGTACTGTAGCACCATTATCTTCCAAAGCCTTTTTAACACGAACCATATACTCTATAGCCTCTCTTTTCATCTCTACAGTTTCTAAAGACATAAAATCTTTTTCTCTGGCCTTGACTGTTAAAAAATGATCATTGTCTATAATTTGTAAAGAAAAATTTTTAGGACCAGAAATTGATCTAAATGCTTTTTTCATTGCGTCTGTATACATATTACTCCATTGTAAGAGACTGCCAAGTTGTTCCCCAGTCATCCTTTGTTTTATGACTAGAAAATTCTTTTGATATTTCTCCACCTTCTAAGTATACACCACCCCAAACTCCCCATTCTTTACCAGAAACTCCAACAGCAAAACATTCTTTCCTTACTGAACATTTAGAGCATAAGAGATCTACGGCAGGCCTAAGTAACTCGTCTTCTTCATATTTATCAAAAAATACATTAGTATCGTAATCAAGGCATGCAGCATCGTCTTTCCATTCATGCTTATTCATTTTTATACTACATACTTGTCAGGTACTTCCCATCCATTTCTAGAAACGACATAAATTTTTTTCAAGTACCAAGCACCATCTATTCTTGTGCCATACCTTGATGTTAAAGCCTTATCTGACTTTACCATTTCAACAACATTCCATCCATCCCAAGACAAGTTATTGTTCTTGGAAACGATTATCTCCATTTGTTCAAGAGAATTTACTGTTTTCATTTTATACTCCTTAGAAGTTGTATATGTTTGTATTAATATTTTTTGATTTTGACAGACTAACTAAGTTTGACATTCTTTCTTTTGGATTAGAAACAAAGACAAAGTGATCACAATTATCAATATTTTCTTCAAGCCATTGAGGAGTTACCCTAAATAGTTTTATGGACTTTCCTCTAGACCTCATACCTCTTTCAGAAAGATTTACAAATTCCATGGCCATGTCATTTACTTTATTTGGTCCAGCGGAATAAAGTTTGAACTCTTTTTCCTCTGGTTTTAATTCTGACAAGGCTACGCCCATTGCTCTAAGAAAGATATTGTAGTTATTGAAGTTAGGCGTTCCCTGAACCCCTACTATCATCACTTGTCCCTTCTGTTAGTTTGTCTACTATAAACAACATCTTATCTAATTGTACCTTATCCATGTTAGTTGTGTCAACTTTTTCTGCAGAGTCTTTGTCAATTTTGTGATCAAAAAGGGGGGCTTTATAAAATGTGTTATTTTTAATCCAGTATGCCTCATTGTCTACAACGATAACCTTTGTCTCAGAACCCTCTTGATGCTTTACAGACTGAGTCCTTGGCTTAAGCCTTCTTTTATATTTTTTACCACTAGAATATCTGTGGTGTAGCATAGACTGACTGACAATTTGTCTATGGACTCTTCTTGTTCGCACCCGAAAAAAATAAAAAAATATAGACAGCAACATAACCCCTGTCAATAAGACTGCTCCAAAAGCATCGTTCATTGGTGGCCCCCTAAACCTATTCTATCATTATTTATAAAAAAGACTTTTTATTAATTGTTTAAGAGCAGACCTTTCGTTTGCATCCAAAGACTTAGTCTGGTCAACATCAAAACATTTTTCGCTAAGGTTTACGATAGGGTTGGCCTCTGTTACATCCATATCTATAAAACCCTTTTCCCACAGACTCATAATCATTTCTGAAAAATATTTTCCAAGTGCAAAATCAAGTTTGGGATCTATGTCTTTTAACATTTCTGTTTTGATATACATGTTTTGACCTGTTTCAGGATCTTTACCTGCAAACCTTAACCCACCAGTCAAAACTAATTTATCAAATATTTCACTTGCGCTCATTTGCCAGATTTCTTTCTAGCCTTTGCTAAGGCATCAAAGTCTTTTACCTTGGTATCTCCAAGATATCCCCATGCATATCCATCATTAATCATATGATCATTGACTGAAACTGTGTCGCCATTAACATATAACCAACCTAAAATACGACCATACTTTTCAGAAGAATTCATCTTTTCAGTTTTAATCACAACCGACTTAGGATCCTTCAAAAACTTTTTTAAATACTCTTTAGATTCAAGACCCAAAGCCTTTTCTTTAAGGTCTTTTGTGCGAGATTCAGGGGTATCAATACCAGCAAGTCTGACACGAGATGAAAACAAAATATCAAACCCTAAATCAATAAGAACGTCAATGGTATCTCCATCTACTACATTCTCTACTTTTTTTACATAGTATTCGTACATAATTTTCTCCCTCTATACCCAATACTTTATTATAGCACTTGTAGCAAGAATTGTCCACAGGATATTAAACCATATAATGGTTGGCAATGTTTTAATTGTTGAAGACCAGATTAATGCTAAACTTGACATCAGCGCAAAAATGTAAAGCCACCACCATTGTTTTCCAAGCAACAGTCCTGGAAATATAATTAATATTTTTGTCATAAAAGCAAAAAATTCAACAGTATTAGGCTTATTCCAATACTTCTTGTGCCCCATAGTTTTTAGGGCTCTTATCCATTCTGTTTTAAATTTCATTTTAACCCATTCAAAAATTCTCTATGATCAACACACTCGAACAATTTGTAGTCTTGATATCTTTTATAGTAGTCGTACATCTCTATACCTTTTTTATAATCTATAGAATTTTCCACATAAACCTTGGCCATACTCTTGTTAATTGTCTCTTGTGCAGACCCAACAAATGCCCAACTATTAGAGGACCAGTGCTCTCCTGAGTCAGACCTACTGGGAAGCCTATGCTTCCACATGTCAATTTTTTGTTTTAAAGTTTGGGGAGCATTGTTGTATGAAAACTTTTTCCAAAACTCAGTATCATCTCTCAAGGTCATATAATGAAAATATATAAACTCAGAAATATTATTGTTCATGTCAACTATATTGTTATTAAATTCTTCTCTTACCGCTTCAGAATTAGCAAAGATCCACAATGGATTATCAAATATTTTAGTCAACTCTACAATACTTACCCAAATTGAAGTTGCTTCTAGTGGCTCAACAAAGTTTGCTGCCAAACCAACTGCTACACAATTATTGATCCAAGGGGTTTCGTAGCATCCAGCACTAAACTTAAAACCACCTTTGTCTTTCCTAGGATAAGTTGGCTCATATCCCAAAAATTCCTCTATCTCTTCTACTGCCTGTTGTTCGGTTATCAAAGACGAGTCATAAACATATCCGCACCCAAAGCGTGTTTGTAATGGTATTTTCCACATCCACCCATATTTCATAGCAATTGCCTCAGTGTAAGATGGAATCTTGTCAGCCATTTCAATAAAAAATGGAACAGCAGAGTCGACTGGTAAAAAGTCCTTATAACTTTTCCACTTTGCATCATATACTTTTCCGATTATTAATCTATGAAAACCACTACAATCAAAAACAAAATCACACCGTACTGTATTGTTATTGCCCAACACTAATCCATTTACATATTTTTTTTCGTCTAGTAAAACATTTTTTATTGTTTCGTCTATTAAATTAATGCCTCTCTTAAGACCTATTTCTTTTAATCTATTTGCCAATTTTGTAGCATTAAAATGTATAGAGATATTTCCTACTTTCTTATAATTAAAAATAGGGTCTTTGTCAGCAACAAAACCAAAACTTGTTTTGCTACTGTCTAACACAAATGGAACTTTTTTTGCTTCTGAAATTTTTTCGGTAAAATCAATCTGTTTTACACTATTGTTTAATGCAATACTTGCTAAAATTAATGGACTATTGGAAATATACTTACCAAACAAAACATCAAAACCAAGTGATTTATCTGTCTGGGAAAACCCATGATAATAAAATTCTCCATCATTATTCCAGTTTGTAAACTTGATTCCATTTTTAATTGTTGCGTCACAATTTTTTATTAAATCTGATAATGGTATGTCCAAATGATCAAAAAAGTCTGTCAGGTAGGGGGTAGATCCTTCGCCTGCTCCCAAAATTCCTATGTCAGTTGATTCTATAACAGTTATGTCTAATTCTGGATATGATTTTTTAGCCTTAAGAGCAGTTAGCCATCCTGCAGTACCGCCACCAACAACGACAACACTTTTAATCATGACTTCCTTCCCCACTGTATGTAATTCCAAACACGCTCATGAAAATAATATATAAATATTTTACTTATCATTTCCCCAAGCGCAATTGTTATAGATATTGTAGCATTTTTGGTCACAAGGTATGCAATAATAAGTGTAAAAAAAGTTGCCCATATGCGATAACTTAGTGCTTTAACAAAAGATCTTGTCTTAGTTACCTTCATGAAGGCCACTCTAGTTTATCATTACCTATTATATCTAACAACTTAGATACCCATTTCTTTACGTTTTTGCGTAGCCGATATAGCATGAATGTCTGCCCCCAAATCTACCTGCTCAATCTTATACCCTACATCACGACCATAAACAATGTTAGTAATGTTGGGCAGTCTTAATATTAATGTGTTCTTAAATGTATTATCTTGCTGAATATATGTTGCAACCTCATGATATTTTAATGGATCTTTTTCTGATGTATTGTATGTGTTGCGAACGCCAACTAGAACTTGATTAGTTCTTTTATGAGCCTCTTCTTTGAGGGCCTGATGTCCTTCATGCCAAGGCTGATACCTACCTAACTGTAATGTGGTTGGAGCAGACCAATCAAACAATGCACCCACCTGTATAACAGTATCTGCCTCTTGTTTTAATGTGTATCCATCTAGAATTCTAATATCAAATTTTTCTGGATCTTGCCACATTTTATTTGTATCTTCAAACCTACCCTGCTTAATTCTGTCTACCCAAACAATAACATCTGCTGGACCAAAGGCTTCTCTGGTTTCTTTGGTAGGACAAACAAAGTCAACAATAACAGGAGCGACCCCTTGATTTGCAATTAACCTTGCCATCTCTCCCATGCGACGAGCCTGCTCAATCCTATCTTCGGCGGTAAAGCCAAGATCAGAATTAACCGTAGACCTTACTTCATCGGCATTAAGATGTATGGCATTAATTCTTTCCCTAAGTGCCGTTGCTAATGCAGTCTTACCAGATCCAGGTAAGCCTATAATCTGTATAATCATTTTGTTCTAATCTCTTCGTTTGGCATTATATCAATGAGTAAATGAACTCTGTCTATCTTGCTAGTGTTATTTACAAAGTGAGTTCTTGAATTATTTATCTCCCAGCATTCTCCAGTCTGCATACTAACGGTATCAGAGCCAACACCAAAAAACACATTTTCGGTTGTAACTATTGGTATGTGGTGTCTTCTTGATATCATCAAATAGTCTCCTGAGTCATGGTGAGCAGCAATATTGTGTCCTGCCTTTAGTTTAATTAAAAGAACCATACCCCTAGTTCCATTATGAAGTTTTTCCAAATCTAAAATTATTGGCTCAAGAAGTTTTAATAGTCCAGCGTTGTTTGATGTTTTATTGACAACAAAACTTGTTCCCTCTTTCCATTGAAGGTCGGCGGTATATACAAAGTATGAGGTTGTGTCTTTGTGTACATAATAGTTGTCTTGTCTTGATGTATTTATAAACCACTCATCAGAAAAGCCATCTATATATTCTTTTATTTCATCAACACTATAATTCTGATATTTTTTAAAATTAAATTCTTCTAATGTTTTTCTCATTTTGACTCCAAAGTTGTGCTAAAATCTTTTGAGTAGCCAAAATTTGCAAAGTCAGAATTATAAAGATGCTGCGTCATACCTATTGCCTCTTCTGTGTAGTCTTTTATATATGATTGTATCACATAACTACCTACATTGTAAAAGCCGAGAGTCCACCCAAAATCATTCTCAAGTTCTTTTAAGTTTTCAAATTTATATATTTTATCAACCTGGGCCTGCTGACCGTCAATTATATAAAAAGATTGTGGCAAATGTAGTAATGGGCTTGCAAGAGATATTTTATTTTGTTTTATGTTTTCAAGATATTCAATAAAAGATATGTTGGTTTTGTTTGTCTTATTATATTGTCCATAGCAACTATATGTTCTTGTGTATGGGTTTCTCACAACAGCAAAAGAAAATACAGAACTATCTATTACGTTTGCCTCTTTTAAATATGAATAGGGATCGTGGTGTCTTGGCCATACTCTATTCCAGTTATCTAAATTATTATCATAAAGTATTTTTGATATAGAAGATCCAGCAGTTTTTGGTATGTGAACAAATAATACTGAACTATACTCTTTATCTCTAACTATCATTTTGTGCAGCCTCAATATTTATTTCTTTAATAAGTTTATTTACTCTCAGATCATTTCCTTCGTTCCAGTCTGAATCTAAAATGTCTGTATTAGTAAACAATAGTAAATCAGTTATTTCTTCATCCTTTAAATTAATTATTTTTTGTTTAACTGTTTGATAATCTCCAATAATTGAAAAGTTTGTGCGTCTAGGATTAACAGGAACAACCTTTTCTTTATATTCTTCAATCTCTTTGTTTGATTCTAAGATTGTAACATTTGCGCTCACCATTTTCTTTTCAATTCCGTCAAACTTTTTTATATTCTCTCTGTATGTGTCCAACATACATAGCGATGTTCCCTCATACATTTTTGTAGTTTCTAAGGTGTAATCAGAGTATCCGCTAAAAACCATAGGTGGTATTTCAGAAACTGGACAATAAAATTTGTACATTTTTACAAAATTTCTTAAAAATGTAGTTCTTTTTTGTATAGTGTCTATTAATTCTGATTCTAAAAAAACATCTAATTCTATATTGGGCTCATCTGGTCTATTGTGAAAATCACCAGCAATCCAATTAATTACAAGTCTATTTCTGTCTATCTCATTATATGCTTTAGTCATCATTGAAAGATACTGAGGGCTTACATGATATGGTCTTAGTGCAATCATATATTTTAGTTTATGGCCAGGGACAAGAGAAGCAGCAGACTTTACAAAATAGTCTGGTTGTTGTGAATGAAAGGTTAACAAAACTGATTTATATCTGCAATCTTCTAGGTAATGAGAAAGCGCATCAAGGGGAAGTCTGGATTCCGTTAGCATGTAATGAATGTTCATTGCTGAACAAGTTTTTCTCGTTCATCAATAATCGAAATAACAAACTTCATCATTTTATCATAGCCTACAGCATTATCCATAATTTTATTATAGTGATGTCCACAAAAGAATAAATCTCCGTTTAGCCCATTAACTTTGACAAGAGCCTCAGCCCCGCATCTATCGCACCTATCTAAAGCAGACAACTTCCAATTTTGACTAACCTCTTCTTTATTCTTTAGCATACTAAACATATTATACCTTTCGATTATCATTTTTATAAAAACCAGAGCCACTGAATGTGACTCCTATATCTGAGTATACACGAACTAAAGGTTTATTGCAAATTTCGCAGGTATACCCTGGATCTTCATCAGACATTGCTCTAACTTTTGTATATCGTACAGCACATGCCATACAATCATATTCGTATGCTGGCATTACTTCTTCTTTGTTTTAGCCTTTACCTGCCACACAGGAAGTTTTAATTCATCTCCAGACCACTCATAACCAAGTAGTTTAACTACAAATTTAATAATTTTAATACGCATTATTTAAACCTCCTCAATTTAGGGATAATGTTCCAAAGTCTTTCATGCCAGTAATATGAAATAATTTCCCAGCCCAAGTATGTTAAAAATGCCAGACTAAGGGGTTTAAAATATTCATATTCCCATTCACCAGTAATTGCATATACTGCTGCAGAAAATATTAATGTTGCAACAGTGACATGAAATATTACAAAACTAAACGATTTTACAGAACTTCTTTTTTTTGATTCCACAATATTTTTCCTTTCTGCATTACACCTAATTATATCACGATGTGGGCAGTTTTTAGTCATACCCAGGACTGATATTTAGTTGCGAATGTAAGAGGCAGACCCAATTACAATCTTTGGCAAAGAATTTAAATACTCGCCAAATGTCTTAAATGTGTTACGATTTACATATGATGCTGCAGAAACTGCTGTTGCTGCAGAACTTCCACCAGTCGTGAAAGGTGATCCGTTATATTTAGTAATGTTTACTGCTCCAGAAGAAACCATATCAAGTCCAGGACCTGAGTTTGTTGCTGTTTCAAGTTGTGTTGCATTGCCAAGTGCTCCAACACCGATGACTCCACTAACGCATGATGGGAAGCCAACAACATCTCTGCGTCGATCATTTCCTGTTGCAACAAACACTGGAACATTGTTTGCATTCAAAGATGCCACTGCATTAATAGTAACTGTATCGTTTGTGCAGAGTGAAAGGTTTCCTGCACTTACTGAAGACTGGCTGACTGAAAGAGCATCAATACTGTATTTAGACGCATTCTTTGATACCCAGTCAAATGCTAATGCTAATGCCTTTGCATCTCCTCTTGAATTTCCAAGGGATGTAACATCATTAAATCTAATAAAAACAATCTTTAGACTTGGATTAACAGTGAGGGCAGACTTTACCATTGCATCGCCATGGTAGGTAACGTTGTTGATTGATCTTGGCCATGGAGCAGATGCTGCACCCTTGCCCTCCATAAACAACTCTCCGTTAGGGCAAGACATATTTTGGGAAGCAATCTTTGACCTTACAGTAGTAAAGCAAACCTCATGAATAATTTGAGGAAAGTTATTAGAATTAATAGCAGAGTCAATAATTGCTAAGACTCTTTCATCGTTTGCCTGAACAGGCTGAACTGTTGTGATTACAAGTAGTGCTGATAGTAGTGCTAGTAGTGTCTTTTTCATTTTTATCCTTTGCTTGTAGTTTGTTTTATTCTTTTATTTTTACAACTAATTGGCATGGGTCTCCGCCTTCTTCCCATTCCTGTTGCTCTTCTTCTGTCATGTATGGATCGCCATCATGAGTATTACAGAATGGTTCTGTTATCCAGCCTCGCTCAATACCGTTTGAAAGCCAGATACCGAACTCATCCAAGTCTTTTTCTTCGATCATATATCAATTATACTCTTAGCCAGTGACAATGTCAACTGGACCAACGCAAGAAGGACTAAATTTTATTGCTGCATTTACTGCTTGAAGAACTCTATTTCTTGCATTTTTTTGTTTATCTGTTGCATACAAAACCCCATACGCATACTCTGATCCAGACCCCATTGCCATATATGGAAGTGTGTACTTAGATAAAGACATATCTACGGCACTATGTTCATATATCTCTCCACGAATAGCGATGATCAAGCCAAGATCTCCGTCTTTTGTAGTATCAACCCAGAATTCATTATAGAATTCTCTTAGTTCTTTAATAAATTTAGTCTGCATAAATTTATCTGTATCTTTAATTGTAGGTGCTGTTGGCTTAAAATTATAACGAATTCTTTCTCCGTCTAATGCTCCAGCATATCCGATAAGATAAGGACCTATCTTCCAAACCTTTGGAGCCTCAAGAGACAGGATTGTTCCATCATCTGATGCTCCACGATCTCCAGCCATGTAAACTTTGCCCTCATGTCTTAATACAGCGATGCAAGTCATGTCAGTTCCTATTTCTCTCTTTCAAATAGTATAGCAAACCTAGTATTTTTAGTCAAGAACTACTTTGTAACAGTATAACCTTTTGATATTAAAAAATCTATAGCCTCTTGTACTTTTGGACCTACCTTAACAGGTTTTGAACTTGTTTTTTCTGATTTTGAATTAGAGACTGGCGCATTACCAAACTTAGGTCTACCAAACCCTACAATTGAAATAAAAATATTTTTCTTATTTTTCTTATAGGCACGAAGTTGTTTACAAACCTCTCCGCCATTTCTTTGGCTTCCCTTTTTATTTGAGGAAGTATTTCCTTCAATACACCATACCGTTCCATCACCGTTATCTTCAATAACAATACCAACATGAGATATTCTATCTACCCCGTCAGATGGAAAATCAAAATAGGCAATATCTCCTGCATCTGGATCTGCCATGTCTCCATCAATCCATGCGCCTGCCTTCTTAAATGCTGCTGCTCCACTTGGAGTGTAAACTGTATTAGGGATCTTTACTCCAGCCTCGTTAGCGCACCAGTTTACGAAAGAACCGCACCATGGCTGAAAATTGGCCTTCATAAATTTACCATACTTGGTTTCATTATCTTTAGGACCTTCAATAGTTCCAACTTCACCTTTGGCTACTTCAATTAATTTTTCTGCCGTACCTTGCTCTGCCACAACTACTCCTTATCCCAGTTTGTATCTACTGGCTGTTCTTCTGGCATTGCGCCGTCTGGCTTTTTAGCAAGTCTTGCTCTAACTTCATCAAGTTCTGCATCTAACTTGTTTTCTGCCATTCTAATTTCTGAATCTACTTTTTTATTATCTACCTGTGCTTGCATTATATCTTTAGCACCAGAGTTACCAATAAGAAGTCCTGCTAATGTTCCTGTAATAAATGTTGCTACTGATCCCAATACATTAAAAAACATTTTATCATTTTCTGACTGTGCTCCGACTGGTTGTGTAACAAATAAAAGTCCATAAAGAATTCCTATTGATGTTAGGAATAAAATTGAACCAAGTGTAACACCTAAAATAAATTTTAGTCGTGCATCTAAATCTTGTGGTGTTAATTTTTGTTTCTTACTCATCATTCTTCTTTCCGATCAAGTCTGTTGTGCATTGGCCTATAGCCTCACACAAAGGTGGCTTACATTCTGCCCTTTCCCAATTTTTTGGGTCTTGGCAAGGATAGCGATAGTGACCGTCATATCCACAGCCACTAAGGCCTAATACAAGTATACAGGATAATAAAATATTACGCAACATAGTCCTATTATTATACTATTCTTTTTCTTCACGAAGGGGTATGGTTATGAGCCACACAACTAATGCTATTATTGTTGCTATGCCCACAATCTGTTGGGCGGTTCCCGTTAGGGTAAGCCATGCAATGAAGAATCCTAGCAGGGTCCAGACTTGGGCTATACTTTCCTTAACTGCCTTGCCAAACCAGCCTATAAAGCCTTTTAAGCCCTTTATAGAGGCTTTTAGGACCTTTCCTGTGACTGGCACAACCTTTGACAAATAGGGCTTAATCTTCTCAACATTTACCTTGGGTTTAGGTAGAGATATTTTAGGTACATTTATTTTAGGTACCTTAACCTTTGGTATTTTTATTTTAGATAAAATAGTTTTAAATTTGTCCATGGCCATATTATACCCTCCTTGTTAAAGCAGACGATACAGAGGCGAGTATATTAGAAACCAAGATTACAGGAACTATAACCTCTTGAGCCTTTTCTCTCTGATCGTCTGTCATATCTTTACCCCATTGTGACGGGTCAGATAGTGCTTCTAAATCTACCGCCGTCAAAACCGCAAGGGGATCTGATAAAAATAATTCTGCAGCAGCCTCAGTAATAGCATCTGCAATTGTGTATGGCATAGGAGCATCTGTATTAGCCTCTGCCTTTTCAGCAAATGTTACGATAGCAGCAGCGACTG